TACCCATGCGAACGAAATCACAACCACGGCGCTGGCGTTGTCATCGTTAGTGATTCTTAGTACGAGGCTATTGTCTTGATCGTAATTTGCCACTGCGTCAGCGGTGGTAGTTGCTGTTGTGCTTTTGTTGCTGCCCGTTCCTCCGGGAGCCAGAAGCTCCTCACGCCTGAACACGCTTCCGGTTGTCGCAGCTGTCGTGGCTATAATGCTGGACTGGGATTGAACGCCGCCTAGCGTCTCGTCCAAATTCCACCCCTTTTATGGTTTGCTGTGCAGTGTACCCGGTGTCTGGGTTAACCCTAAGCTCAAGAAGTTATTTGCCCGCCAAGTGTCGTTTGCTGACGGATATGTAGAAAGAAGTTGATACCTGGCGGCACTTCTAGTACCAGATCTTTAGACCCTCCGCCAGATAGCAATAGTGCCTTTCCAAACTTGCCGCAAAGGCGTTTCCGAGGAGCGACTGAGAAGATAGCTGCTCGATCTCTTTAAGTGCGAGAAAGTCGGCCTCGTTTTTAAACGTACCGTCTTCTAAGATAACGCGCCCGGTACGTGGAACAAGGTTTAATAGGTATTTTGTAAATCGGCCCATGTTATTGCTCCATTTCGGGTATGACCATTTCATAGTCACATCTACACATATAATCCGTACCAGGCAACAAAGTCTTGCCGTCACAAGATGAATACAGACCAACGGCTAAATCGAACTCTTTACCGTTCCGCGCTTTGTGACACGTCCTCACGCGCTCGTCTGAAGACGTAACCCACTTGGCACGATTTATGCCCAAGTTCTGTGCTCTTGCTTTACTCGTCAAACTGTTAAATGTGCTGATCTGAGTCCTAGCAATCATTTTTGCGTGACCACGCCTCTGCTCTACCATGCCATCAAACTGTTCCATAATCTCCGGCAGACCCTTTCCCTCTGCCATCTGCCGTAACGTGTTGCTTGTCCACTTCTGCAGCGTATCGTCGCGCATCTTCTTGACCCACTGCTGGGTTTCAGCCTTGTATGCGTTGATCTGAAACGTCAGCCCTTCGGTGGCTTCAAGCTCTTCACGGCTAATACCAACGCTTGCAGACACGCGCCGGTAAAACTCTGACTGGTTGCGCCGGTTAACCTTGCCGGTGTACTTGTTCGCCATCTTGTCAAGACGCTTGCCGTCGAACTGCTTTTAGCTAACTTGCGCTGCACACGGGCCGCCATGGCTAGAAACACTTTAGCAAAGTTGCCGGATTGCTTTGCGTCTTGCAGGGCCACCGAATCCGCGAACTTGGCAACCGTATCCTGATTCAACTCGCTGAATATCTGCGTCCGCCAGCGCTGTGCCATCTGGTCTACCATGTATTCGATAGCGTTACCAAACTGCTTGATCTCAGACTTGGGCGGCTCGGGCGCTTTTATGGTTGCGCCCTTGGGGGCGCTTACTTCACGCTTCACCGTCGCCACCCATCAACTGCTCAAGACTCATGCCGCCCTGCTCAGGCGTAGGCTCGGGGTCGTCGTCCGGCTTGCTAAACATCGTGTCCCACGGATCATTCTCGATCACGCCGTTGTCTTCCAAATACTTCTCGTAGTCCATGCCCATCTGCCACAAGATCAAAGCATTCTTGACCACCTCAGTCTCTTGCGCGATGCGGTCTTTGTCAGTCTGGCCTTGGTTCTCCTTGAACCACACACGCCCGCGCCCGTGCATAGTCATCAGCCGGTTGATCTTGTCTAGCAGGTACTCGGACTGAAGCCCTTTGATCGTCTGCATATCAACCTGTCTGTCACCTTCACCGCTGCCGTTTAAACCTTTGGGTGGCTCACCTACTAGCGTGGACAGGGAAAGCCCCGTCACCATGGCCAGGCGGCGCAGGGTAATCATATCTGATTCGGCCAGGCTGGTTAGTGACTGTGCATGTACTTCAATCTCGTCTTCTTTGTCAACGATGCCCGCGCCGTATATAGACCGCAGGTTTTCTAATTGTGAGAAGTATTCCACCAACTCGGTAGACTTGCGGTCTGCCAAGAGCTCCTTGAACCCATCCACCTTGTAGAACAGTGTTGATTGACTTTTCCAGGATCGCCGGCACTGCTCGCTGCACAATTTGGTCGCTCACTAACTCGTTCCGGATCAGCTCGAACTCGGATATGCCGCCGAAGAAATATTCCGGCGCGTCAAACTCCACCGGCTGCACATAGGTCATGTCAACCACACGGCTCGGGTGGATGGTGAACCCGCGCACGCTGTACGCCTGGGGCTTGTAATAGTTAGGGCTGGACAGGTTGTACTCGATGCTCTGGACGTACACCATGTCGCCGCTGAACACTTGGTAATTGACCCGCGACCAGTCGTTGATTGTTGGCAATGGCTGGCTAAGATCCGCGCCAGGCTCTTGGATGACAATCAGCCCGCGACCGAATGACAGCATGAATTTGCACGCGTTTTTAACGTGCTGCTGCAAACGAGTTTCGTAATATTCTTTGTCGTTTGTGCTATCAAATTGCAGCGTGTCGTTCAGCGCAATGCCGGACTTGATGCGAATGATCTTGCTGCCTACGCCCGTTTTATAGATCGCCCGCAGCTCATCCCAGTCAACGCGGCTACTGGTCATGCGGTTGCTTGACTGGGCGTTGCGACGGTTGGCCAGCTTGTTGGTGAGGCTGGTGATGCCGTCTGCGAATCTGCGGGGGAAGCTGGGCATGTTATGTCCTATAGTAGATCGGCGTAACTTGGCCGCTGTTTTTCGATTAGCATATCAGATACGGCGTCCATCATCGGGTCAAGTGTATCATCGTGCGAAGCATTCGGAAAACTTGTTGCTTCGTTTAGTATATCAGACAACCACTCTGAGTCTTCTGGCAATACTACGTTTCCCGCCTGAACATGGGGTGCAGCATCCATAGCCCTAGACACCTTGTCTATGCTTCGGGGTATTCCGTCGACTGGAACCTTCTTCTGCTTTAGCTGCTGAATCAAGCCGGTTCCGCTTGCCTTGTCTTCTACCTTGAATTGCCTGAGCGTACCCATAATTCGAGGCTCTGCTTTGTGCTTATCCCAAAACGCCTTGGCAATTACTAGCAGCTCCGGTGCTTGCCACTTGCCGCGCACCATGTCGATCAGGTATATGCGCCCGTCTTCGCCCATGCCCCAGCACTGGAACACGCTGTAGTCGTTCTGTTCTTTGGTCTTCTGTGCGGTGTCTGCGTAGATGGCACGGTATTTGATTTTGGGCAGGACTTTATAATACTGCCACCACTCATCTTTGAATATGCCGCCGCCTATTGGGGCTGGTCGCTGTAGATATTGACCGGCAAACACGTAACCGTTGGTGTCGCGTATGCGGTGCAGCGTGTCTAGCCCGAACTGCTCAGGCCAGAATGACTTCTCATCTTCGGTAAGCGCTGGAATGTTTAGGTGCTCCCAGTCCTCGCCGTTGCCGCCGTCAAGTAGCCAGCCACTAAGGTCTGACTCGTGCAACCGCTGCATTATGACGATGATGGCAGTGTCACGGCTGTTCTTGCGGCTTTCCATTGTGGTGGCAAACCAGTCCAGCACGTTCTGCCGCATCGTTGGGCTGTTGGCTTCACCAGCCTTGTGAGGGTCATCAATGATAATCGCCCCGCCAAAGTCGGCACGCATCTTGCCCGCGCCATAGCCCGTAATTGTTCCTTCCGCGCCGGTAGCGTAGACGATGCCGCCTTGCGCCGTTCTAAACTCATCCTTGGCGCGTGAATCGCCAGACATTGACGTGTGCCCGAATACCTCCAGATACCTCTCATGCTGCATGATAGCTCGAACGGCGTAAGCGTTGGCCGTGGCTAGGCGCTTTGAATAGCTGGCATGTATGAACTCGGAGTCTGGGAAGTTGCCCATGCACCAGGCAATGAAGTTGATTACCGCCAGCTCTGTCTTTCCTGATCGCGGTGGGACGTTAATAATTAACCGCTTACAGTCACCAATAACGACGCGCTCAAGGGCATTGCATATTGCATCTTGGTGCCAGTTTCGCTTTATGTCTGTGCCCTTGCGCGCCTGGAACATTGTTCGAATAAAAGTTAGTAGGTCGGTCCTGTTCTCTGCTACATCACTTGGGGTCATGCTTGGCACGCAATGCGGCTAGAACGGCGGCTCCGGTGGTCTTTTGGGGTCATGCTTGCGTCTGAGCTTGTGTGGTCTACCTGCTGCTTGTCGTGCCAACTAAACCTGTTCTTCATGTTAAAGATCCAGACTGTTGCGTTGCCGTCCGCGCCTGTTGTCATCTTGCGGCCTTGACGCTCCCACCACACTTGGCATAAGTCTTGCCCGCTTTTTACGGTTCGTCGAAATTCGTCAGAGTCTTCTAGCAAGGTGCCCCATGCCGACTCACCCAAGGCAAGCAGGCATCGCATTTCAACAGCGCTGCCACCCTCCTGTCCGCAGTCCATAAT